TGCCGTTCATAAACACGCTGCGAGCAATTGCAAATGACAATCCTTTTCTACTTTTAAATTTACCTTTGTCTCTTGGTGCTAATCCTTTTCTAACTATCCATTTATCGAAAGCCTTTGGAGGAGGCATCTTTGATTTATATGAGTAAGGAGTATTGTATTTTTTTTTCTTACCTGAAACACCTGCATCTTGAAAGATTCCGTAGTCTTCCATTTTAAACTCAATCGAAATAGAGTTAGGCATCGTCTTTACATTGCCTTTAATTGATTGATATAGCTTCTTAGACGAGTTCTTTTTGAGCCTCGAAAGGTTGCGCCTTGACTGACTAACAACGTAGTCTTTAAAGCGTTCTAATTCCTTTTGAACCTCCGTGTTTTGCATCAGCAGATAGTTACCTCGTTAGGGATTAAGATGTCAAGGGTCATAGTCCACCCTGCCATAAAGTTCTCAAAACGCTCAGTAAATGGCTCACAAGTAGGATTGCCATCAACAACGTACTTATCATCCCACAAGTTTCCGTGCAACATAAGCGCATAGGCTCGATTTAAGACCTCCAATTGAGTGTTGAGTACATCTTGTTCATTTGAGTTGCCTCTGAACACGTCAGTCGTTGCAGTTTTGCTTATGTCAACGATGTCCATCGCAATGAGGCTTACGTTAAAGCGCACAACATTGGTTTCAAATGATGCGTTGTTAATCATCATATGTACAAGCGGAAAGATTGTTTGCTTGTTTAAGTCCACTTCAAAGATGTCACCTTCCGTTACCGTGTTCACAATAGGGTCAGCTATAAAGTGTGTTTTTAGTTTGTTCGTTATGTCGTAAAATCCTTTCATCGTCTTAATTGTCTTTGGAGTTGTCGTTGTTCAATTTCGTTTTTTTGCTTTTCGAAGGTGAGATAGGTAAGACATTTAGTAACCCTTGATTTGGCGATGTCGTCAAATTTTGTGACATCTCCTTTAGCGAGCGCATAAAGTGACTGATACCATCCCCATCGTTTGCTAAATTGAGTTGTTTCGCTAAAGTCTGGGATAGGTTCTTCTCCTTCTTCATCTCCGTCTCCAAATAGTTCAGTGTAGCTTGCAGTAAGTCGCTTTCTAAAGTCCAAAAAAAAACAGATGCTGCAATACATACGTCTAATGGTGCGTATTGCATTAGCTCCTCCATATCTTTGTTAGGGTTGTATTCTGCTATCTCGTATTTATCTCCACTTCGTGTTTTGATAGGGCGGTACAAAACTGCCATTGCTTTATGGAATTTATCCCAGCTTTGCAAATGAGAATCTAAATCAACGTACTCTCCAAAGGTTATCTCTTCAAGTTCAGGAATAAAGCCGAACTCAATATCTCCAATCTTGAAAGTCGGAGTGAATTTAGGTGTCTGATTGAATAGTTGTGTAAAGTGTGCTATCAATTCATTTAAGGAAGTTAGCTTAATCTTAGCCACTTCAATCAATCTAATACCGCAGAATATCTCTACCATCTTCTGAGCTACAAACTCTTCGTCTGAGGAGTTGCTTTGCACCTTCAGAAAGTCCTGATAATGCTTTAACGGGATTTCGTTTAATGTTGATGGTACGTTTATTTGTACTTCCATAATTATTTAACTTGTGATTCGTCTTTTTGTAACACATAGGCATAAGCCTGAGCCAGCATCTGAGTGTGCCTTCTCACGTTGAAGATGTCATTGAATACGATGTTGACTCTTTTGCCTGTCTTGTCTTTGATGTATTGCTCTACTACCCTAATCATTTTAGGTAGCTCATCGGATGTTGTATTGTCCATAGTTTGATTTTAGTCCGAGTGCTTCCATCTCGTGGTAACGTAGCGCATCAATAGCGTGATTGTAGTGGTCTATCGGCTTTCTCATGCGTTGTCCTTGCTTGTCTACATCCCAGCAATAGGAGCGGAGTTCTTTGATGAGGTTCGTGCTTTGCTTGGTCACTAAGTAATCCTGCCTTTGCATTACGTCAATCCCGTAGTTGATTGAATCAGCTCCTTTGGTAACCCCTTTGATGGTTTTGCCTTGACGTCTTATCTCTTCGATGGACTTCGGCTCACTTGAATCAGCGTAGATAATAACGCCTGACGGAAGTATCTTAGCGATGTCTGAGTTAACCATGCCTGTGCGGTAAACAAGTTCGTTTATTATCCGTGTTCCGTTATAATTGTAAATCTCAATAGCTGCCGTAGGGTCATTCGTGTACCCAAAGTCAAGTCCTATGCCTATCAGCTTCGCCTCTTTTGGTATGGTGTCAATTTCTTTCCAATTATTGAACACTACCCCCTCAAGACTACCTACCTCGCCTAGACCATACACTCGCCACCAATTTGCCCAATACGAACTCGTAGCTGCCTTGTCACGATTTTTCTCTATTTGTGTGACAATAGACTCATCTAAAGCCTCGTTGTCTTTGTATGTTAAGATAATAAAGTCCGTGTCAGGTTCGTCTTTTAGTTCCTTGTGTACCCAAAACTCATTTGCAGGGTTAAAGTCCAAGTACACCTCTCGCTTTGTACGGATGGCAAGCTCATTGTAAGCCTCAAACGTCACGTTGTTGCACTCATTGATGTACAAGATGTCACGTCTCGCTCCACGCAGTTTAGATGCATCGTCTGCTGAGAAGAACTCTATTGATGAGCCGTTAGCAAATTCGTATCTAAGTAGCGTCTTATTAAACCTATCGTCAAAGTAGCGATTAGTCCATCGCATGATTTTCAGGAAGTCTTTAAGCGCACCCCTACGCAGGTGAGGTATCGTCTCAGCTACTACGGATACCTCTAATCCTTTTTCTTTAGCGCACTTGTCTATCAGTATCGGTAGAATGCCAAACGTCTTTCCTGCGGAAGTTCCCCCCTGAATGATTTTTATCCGTCTTTTTAGAGATAGGATTTTATTTATCGAGGTAGTTCGTTTGAACATCAGCGTCAATTACTTTGGTTTCTTCAGGAAATAGCGGCATCTCCATTGTTACGGTTGTCTCAGTCTTTTCAGTTAGTCCGTTTAAACGTGCTGTCAGGTTCGCATTGTACTGACCTACTAAGCCTCCGTTGATTTGGTCTTGACGTATCTGCTGCTTTATATGTGATGAGATAGCATAAAACTCATCGTAAGCTTTGTGCTGATTTTGAATGTAATTAGATACAGTCAGGTTATGTTTTTCAAAGCAGTAGACCTCAAAACCTTCCATCGTTAACGGGCATTCAAGAGGCTCTGCCACCATCTCTCCGCTTCTTTGGTTGAGTGTATACTTGTATCTTGGGTTGTCTTTTACCCATGTCTTGTATTCTCTGAATAGGTTTAGGAGAGTTTCGGGGCTATCTATTTTTCTTGGTCTTCCTACTTTTGCCATTGATTAGTTCGTGTTTTGTTAGTTGTTCTCTGCATATTGCGTAACGTTGGTCAATGTCTTTGTATTCTTTTGACATTGTGTCATCCATCATACACCTTTGGATAAACTCGTTTGTCTGCTCTTTAGGTAGTGGGGTTGGTATTGGCATAACTGGTGTCCGTGTTTAGTTAGCTTCGTATGCTTGGTAAATCTTTCTCAGGTTAAATACTATCTCCCTGAAGCATGAAGCACATGAGCTTGGTTCTAAACGTACTTTCATTACTCGTGAGTATATTTCTCTTACTCTTGTTACTTCGCTTGGTTTGAATGTGTCCTTTTCAAGTATTCGTGTTTCAGTAAGCCAGTTGTACTCCTCTTCAGTTAGGCACTCAGGTTTGCGGTATGGAAACCAATCGTTGAGTTTCTGCTTACGCTCTTCACATCCGCAGTCCTCTCCTGCAATAAATTCAACAAGTTTCTTGATACCTGTAGCTTCAGTTATTTGCTCTATTGTATCTCCTAAGCCTTTAGCTTTTCTTGGTGTTCGTGTTTTTGCCATAATATTAAATTAAATCGTAATCTTGGTTTGTAAAATCAGTATAGTCTTCGCCGACTTCTTCTTTCAGTCTTTCTTTGCAGTTCTTTAGCGTGTTAAATATCGAAGTAAGTGAGATGCCTGAGTCTTTAGCTATGTCTCTCATTGATGCGTTTCCTTCCTTGTAGACTTTAAACAACATTGAGTCATACCAATGCCAATTATCCATCTCTTCGTGTATCCTTATGTGCAATCTTTCAAGGGCTTCGTGTTTATCTAATTCTGACTCCGCCTCAGATACTCCTCTTACTTCGTCTAATGATAGAAACTGAACGCTACCAGTTTTGTTTATTTCGAATGCTCGGTTGCGAAGCATCATCCACATCAAAGCAATGTTTGGTCTTCCGTCTTTGAGTATTTTTTCCTCGTAGTTGTACTTAACAATTCTGAGGTAAACATCCTGCACTACATCTTCTGCAAGGTCTTGCTCTCCAAATGAACGGACTATCTTAACCCATTCTTTGTGGTGGTCTGCTAATATTTTGAGTGCATCCATTTGATTAAATTCTAAACAAATATAAGTTTAATTTTTAATCACGCAAATAAATTAAAAAAGCCACTCGTTAAAGTGGCTCTAAATTGTTTAAGTAAATCTCTCGTGTAACGTAGTTATCTATCTTGTGTAAGGTTGATAAGGTTACGTCTTTGCCTTGTAGGAAGTTGTTTAACTGAAACTGGTGCATTTTTAGTCCTTTGGCTTTTATGTCTTGGACTATTTGGTTTCGTGTTTTTACAAGCAGGATTCTGCAAAGCTGCTTTCGGAGTGTTAAATCATCAATGTACATATCAGAACGGCAGGTCATCGTCAATACTATCTCCAATTGGTCTGCGCTCTTCAGTCGGAGCTACATACGGCTCACTAAATGCTGCTGAGAAAAAACTTCCGTTCTTACCTTGCTTTACCCATAAGGCAACTTCCATCTCTTTACCGTTTACGTTTACCTTACCTTTGTAGTCAGGTTGTTTGTCGCTTGTCTTTTTGTCGTTCTTAAAGATTGCTCCTGCGTTTGTTTTGTTTTCCATTATATGTTATAGATTAAATTGATTACTAAAATTAAGGCTATTACTGTTACCAGTATCATTGTGCCAATAGCAGCCATTTCACTTTTGCTTTTTTCTTGGCGGGTTGGTTTGTATTCTTTTTGTTTCATTGTTCTAAAATTTGTACGTCTACTTTTACTTTTTTACCCTCGCTTAATATCTGCGCCAAGTCATCAACCAAATCTTGAATCAATCGCCAGTTGCTTACGGATATTTTTTCAAGCGTTTGTGTTTCAAAATACTGCTCGTGGTAGGTAGTACCCTCACCCATTCTTATAAATTCTGTTTGTATTTTCATTGTTCTTGTTGTTTAAGCTTATAAGTTTAAATTTTCAACTGTTTTGTAAGCTTATAGGTTTACATTTTAATTTAACTTATGTGGCAATTTTTACCCCTTATCCTTGTTTGTTTTGTTTCGTGTTTATAGCCTCTCGGTAGCCGTCTGAAAAACCTTTGACATAATGCAGCTCAATCTCTTTCTTAATACGGCTCAAATAAAGCGTTGCATCCATCAACTCTTCAAGCAAATGGTTTATCCATTGGTCAAGCGTTAGGTCTTCTCGGTCTAATGTAGTTCCGTATTTCTTTAGCCCAGTTGCTGAGCGTTCAGCATACTTTGCCATTACGGATAAAACTACTTTGTCGGTTACTTCTTGGTTCATTGTTCCGTGTTTTTAAGTTCGTCAATCTTTGCTTCAAGCAAATGAACATTCACTTTGAGTTGTTGGTTTTCTCGGTTAGCAACTCTCAGTTGTTGTTCGTGATTTTCTACTCTTCTTTTGTAATATGATAGTTCATTAATAGCTTTCTCATACCTATCAAGAATTTCTCTGATAATTATTTCTTTCATAGCATTTGGATTAGTGCGTTATAATACTCTCGAGCAAGTTCAATCTTTTCTTTAATCTGCTCAATTACTTGTTCGTCTTTTTGTACATAGAAAACTTTAACTCTGCGATTCTTAGGAATGTGTGAAAACTGATGCTTACTCTCTACCTCCTCACGCAAATCTAAATCCTCGTCAATCTTGTGCAGTTTCCAATGAGCTCTACGGATTTCGTCCTCTACCATTTCAAGTGGAGTATCTACAAGGCAATAACAAAGCATTGATTGAGTCTTTCCTGTCAACCACATATAACCCTGAAGTTGGTAGTAGTAATCCTTTGTAGGGATTTCAGTATCAAAAAACGGAAAGGTAGTAGCATCCCAAGAGCTTTTAACGTCAAGCAATACATCCTCCGTGTTTACGTCAGGTGTGCCTGTTATCCAATCGTTTTCAAAAGACTCTTCGTTCTTGTAGATAAATTTTACATCTAAGACATCATTGACTAACGAAATAGACTCATCTTCAACTGCGTTGCCTTTGTCCGTGTAACGGCTTGAAAACTCCTTCTTGATGCCGTATTTGTGTTCTAATACTAACTCGTGAATGTAAGCCTTTGCCGTTTGGCTTAGTATTTCGCTTTTAGAGCGAGGTGTAGCCATCAGTTTCCC